CCAATTAATATGAATGAAAGAAATGAAAAAATTATTGACGAGGTCTTTGATTGGCTTAAAGAAGTTTATGCAAATTATGAAGCAGGAACATTGCCACAAAGACCTTTTACAAAATCTAAATCAGCGTGTATGTATTGTCCAGTTAAAAAAACATGCTGGAAAGAACTTGGCGATGGAGAAGTTTTTATAGAAGCCATGGTGCCACCAAAATGATATGTGCCTACGAAGATTGTGAAGGTGAAAAAGAATTTGAACCGAAAACGCATAATCAAAAATATTGCTGTGATGAATGCTGCAGAATTGCAACAAATAAAAAATTAAAAGAGCAGTACTATGAAAAAAAAGCCAGACTTGCAGGTAAAAAAAGAATTTGCAAAACAGCTGGATGTAATGTTGTATTAAGTCGTTATAATGAAACAAGTGTATGCGATAGGTGCAAAGGTAAAAAAAGGGAAACAGCAAGGAAAGAATTAATAGAAATGGTAAAACGTGTCTCTGGCGAATCTGGTAAAACAAAGAGGAAGTAGGGTTCTAGGCATTGATGCAAGCACCAATAGCATTGCCTTTTGTCTTATGGATGGCAAAAATGCCGTTAAGTGGGGAGAAGTATTTTTTGAAGGTTCAGACGTATATCAAAGAATTCTTGATGCAAAAAGAAAAATAAAGGCATTTAAGGGTGAACTTGATTTTAACTTTGTTGTCATAGAGGCAGCAATATCTGTAAAGAGCGTACACACAGGAATAAAAATGGCATACGTATTTGGTGCTATAATGGGAGAGTTACTTAGTGATAATGTAGAGGTTGTTGAGGTTCACCCGATAACTTGGCAGTCGTACTTAGGCAATAAAAATTTTAATAAAGCAGAAAAGCAGGCGGTAAAAGATGAATTTCCAGGAAAATCAGAATCTTGGTACAAAGGAAAAATACGAGAACTTAGAAAAGCTCGGACAATTAACTTTGCGAGAAACATGGGAATCAACACTGAATCTGATAATGTCGCTGATGCGGCGGGGATAGCTTGGTATGCTGTCAATGAAGTTGTGTAAGGAGGTATAATGGCAAAGAATTTTAAGTTGTATAACAGCAAAGACTGGATATATAAAAGATATGTAACCGAAAAGAAATCAATTCTTGATATGGCTATGGAAGCTAAATGTTCTCATATGACAATTCAAAGAGAATTAGAAAGATATGGACTTATAAAACAAGCAAGGAAATGGACTAAGAAGTGATACCAGTACTAATTATACCTGTATTAAATAGATACGATTTGCTAGATCAAAATCTTGAAACAATTGATTACCCCATTGGTGAAATATTAATTATAAACAATGGAAAAGAAAACTATGTTCCAAAAAGGTTTGATTTAAATGTAAGAGTTCTAAATCTTCCTTCAAATCTTGGAATGTCAGGTTCTTGGAATTTAGGAATCAAGTTGTATCCACATGAAGAATATTTAATTTATTCTTCTGCCGACACACATTGGGTTCCAGGATCACTTGAAAAATTAAACTCGGTTAGCGGTAAAGGCAAGCTTGTTATGACAACAGAGGCCTGGAGTTGTTTTTCTATAGGCGAAGATGTTATTAGAGAAGTAGGTTTATTTGATGAATTCTTTTATCCAATTTATTTTGAAGACAATGATTATTATGAAAGAATAATGCGTTCAAGCATTAAGAACGGTTATTTGGATGTAAATATTGAAGTAAATGCACCTCATGGCGCATCACAAACAATTAATAGCGATGAATCTCTTAAGAAAAGAAATGATGAAACTTTTGTTGTTAATGAAGCTTATTTTCAACAAAAGAAAAATCAAGATTTTAAAGTTATGGGATATTGGGATATAGATCGTAGAAGGGCGCAAGAGTGGCTGCGATAATAGGACTTCTTCCAGCATCTGGAAGCGCAAGCAGATTAGGTGGAATACCAAAATTTTGTTTGCCATTAAATGAAAAACAAACTATATTAGAATGGCATGTTGAAAAAATGCTTGAAGTTTGTGATATAGTAAAAATTTCTACAAGAAAAACTTGGATACCAATTGTAAATCAAATGGATCTACCTCCTACAGCAGTAGTATATGAAATTGAGCCTTCTACAATGTCAGATGCACTTGTAAAAATGATGGTTAACCCAAATTCTAAATATATAATTGGAATGCCAGATACATACATTCCAGGATCTGATGGGGAATTTTATAAACAACTTGCAGAATCTGAAGCAAATGTAACATTATCAGCTTTTGATTGTCATGAAGATTTAATGGGTAGGGTTGGACAAATAAAGTTTGATGAGTTTGGTAATGTTTCTGATGCACTTGACAAGACTAAAGGGTGTGAGTATCCTTATATGTGGGGCGCAATGGCTTTGCAAGGAGTTTATGTAAACGAAGAATTGCCTAATCCAGGAATTCAAATTAATGATTGGATCAATGAAGGTAAAAAGGTTAAAGCGGTAATTGCAAAAGGCAAGTATTTAGATATTGGTACTATAAATGGACTTAAACTTTTATATAGAGAGGAAATATAATGGGTTACGGAGATTATCCAAATAGGGACGGGTTTCAATCTTGGGTTACAGATTTACAGTTAATAGCAACAGAGGCACCTTCTGGAAATGCCATTATGAGAACTTGCCTTGATATTACAGAAATGTTAATTAAAAAGAACATTTCATACGGAGATTCAGCTTTAAAGCCCGCCAGAATATTTGCTCAGTCTGATAATATAGAGCAAATTAAAATTAGAATTGATGATAAGATTAATCGTGTAAAAAATAATCAAGGTTTTGCAGGAGATAATGATATTGATGATTTGATTGGTTATTTAATCTTACTTAAAATTGCTATTGACAAAAGCGTGTACAAAGGAGTATAATTAAGTATGCCTACATATGACTATGCTTGTATTGAGTGTGAAACAAGCAAAGAGATAGTTAGAGGATTTAGCGATCCAGAATCAATACCAGCATGTTCAACATGTGGCTATAGCATGGCAAGAGTATATAATCCCCCAGGAATTCAGTTTAAAGGTTCAGGGTTTTACAAAACAGATAACGGATAAAATGAGCGAAATAGAAATAGCTGGACAGTTTGATCAAATGAACAAAGTTGTAGAGGAATTGCTTAAAGGCAATACGCCAGCTCAAATTTCACGTAACCTTGAGTTAACCCGTGTACAAGTTGAAAGCCATATTAAAACATGGAAAGAGTTTGTTCATGATAATACTGCAATCCGTGACCGTGCTAAGGAAGCACTGGCTGGAGCAGATGAACATTACAACATGCTTATAAAAGAAGCTTGGGTAACATTAAATCAAGCAGATGCTCAGGATGCGCCAAATGTAAAAGCTCAAGTTCTTAAACTTATTGCTGATATTGAATCAAAAAGAATTGATATGTTAAATAAGGCGGGAGTGCTAGAAGATAGTTCTATGGCAGACCAGATATTAGAATCAGAAAGAAAGCAAGACTTGTTGGTACAAATACTAAGAGATGTAACATCATCGTGTGATCATTGTAAATGGGAAGTTGCTAAAAGATTACAAGAAGTCACTGGCCAAGTTGAGGCAGTAATAGTAGAATAATGTCAGAATTTGATGTTTTTTTAGATGCATTAAGCGGGGACGAGTTTCAAGAAAGACCAGTTGCCCTAGAAGAATTTGTAACAAGTAAAAAATATCTTGGTTTACCTCCTCTTTCTGAATACCAATATACAATGCTTAAGGCATCAACACAGATTTATAAACAAGAAACCCTTATCAACCTATATGGTGAAGATGAGGGAAGAAAAATATTTAAACAGACCTGTAATGAAGTTATACTCCAACTTGGTAAAGGTTCTGGAAAAGATTATACATCTACAATTGCTTGTGCATATGTAGTTTATTTGTTATTATGCCTTACAGATCCAGCTGTTTATTATGGCAAACCTCCTGGAGATGCAATTGATATTATTAACATTGCTATTAACGCAGTGCAAGCAAACAGAGTTTTCTTTAAAGGGTTTAATCAGCGTATTGAAAGATCACCTTGGTTTCAAGGAAGATACATTGGAAAAGCAAACAGTATTGAATTTGATAAATCCGTAACAGTTCACTCAGGTCACTCTCAAGCAGAATCTTGGGAAGGATATAACGTCCTTATTGTTATTCTTGATGAAATTTCAGGTTTTGAATTAGAATCAACATCTGGACATGCACAAGCAAAAACTGCATCAGCTATTTATAAAATGTATAAAGGTTCTGTTACATCTCGTTTCCCAGATTTTGGAAAAATATTATTGCTTTCATTTCCACGTTTTAGGATGGATTACATTCAACAAAAATATAATGAAGCGGTGGCTGAAAAAGAAATTATTATTAGAAGTCATCACTTTAAGGTAGATCCAGAATTACCAGATGGAACTCCAGGAAATGAATTTGAAATTGAATGGGAAGAAGATCACATTGTTTCTTATAGACTTCCAAGAATTTATGCATTAAAACGCCCTACGTGGGAAATTAATCCTACAAGAAAAATTGAAGATTTTACAGAAGCTTTTTATACAGATCCAACGGATGCCCTATCTCGTTTTGCGTGCATGCCACCTGATGCAACTGATGCATTTTTTAAAAATCGTGCAGTAATTGAAAAAGCATTTAGTAACCCAAATTTGGGAGTAGATTCGTATGGACGTTTTGATGATTTTTTTGTTCCAGATCCAGAAAAAAATTATTATGTTCACGTTGACTTAGCACAAAAGCATGATCATTGTGCAGTTGCTTTATCCCATGTTGATGGATGGGTAACAATGAAAATTGGAGAAAAATATAAAGAAGCAGCACCAAAGGTTATTGTTGATGCAGTAAGATTTTGGACGCCAACAGCATCAAGGTCTGTTGATTTTACGGAAGTAAAAGATTATATACTTTCACTTCGTTCTCGTGGTTTTAATCTTAAAATGGTTACGTTTGACCGTTGGAATTCACACGACATGATGCAACAATTAAAAGCAAGCGGAATAAACAGTGAGCTTTTATCTGTAGCCAAAAAACATTATGAAGATATGTCTCTTACTTTAACTGAGGAAAGATTGCATGGCCCACATATACAGCTTTTAATTGATGAATTGCTTCAGTTACGCATTGTAAAAGACAAGGTAGACCACCCTAGGAAGGGTTCTAAGGACCTTTCAGACGCAGTTTGTGGTGCAGTCTATAATGCAATCTCATTAACCCCTCCAGACGCCGACAAAGAGGTTGAGATCTATACTTATTCTGGGGTATTTGCCGAGGAGCTTCAACAAATGAGAGATGAATCAGAAGCAAGACTTATAAGAAATAAAACAATTAGAATGCCTGATAAAGAACAAATGCCTTCAAGTTTGCGGGACTACCTAGGAATAGAAGACGATGAAGATGAATTTCCTGTTGACAGCATGAGAATGCTCTGATAGACTCCATATATAACAATTAACAAAGGATAAAAATGCTAGCAAACGGTACAATTAAAACTGTTGAAGACGATGAAGATATATATATATCTTTAACATCTTTGTGTGATTATTTTACACAATCAGCAGTTAACATGGTAAAAGAAGTTGAAGAAATTCATCCCAGTGAACTTAAATATGCACAAGGTTTGTTAGACATGATGCATACAATTGCATCTGAAATGGTTGAATTGGGAAAATTTGAAGCACAAAGAAGATTGATTAATAGTCCAGATGATTTATTAAGAATGATTGACAAAAATCCATTTGGTAATATAGAATAAAATTTACAATGCCCCATAGCTCAGTTGGTAGAGCACCGAACTGTTAATTCGGGTGTCCCTGGATCGAGGCCAGGTGGGGCAGC